ACTATCAGGTCCCGTAAATACTGGCACTCCTACAAGTACCGCTTCAATAGCTGGGTTTGAACTCCAATTGACCACACAGTGAGCATTTGAAAGTTCTGCACCAAAGTCATAAAAGTCCTGTACTATATCAATTCTTTTAGGCATTGATTTTACTACGTTTGTTTTGGTGTTATTAAAATTAAACGGGTAGCGAGGATGACATCTAACTTTTATATGTCTATCAGTATGCTGTCTTATTTCCTGTATGGTGTTTGAAATCCAATCACTAACTGGGGGCATATTCCTCCATTGATGACTTGCTTGATGCTGTCCACATATTATAATACTATTAGTATTTTTTGTATCTTTCCAGTCCTGTATCCTAATACCCAATGCGGTTAATCGAACGTCATCGTTATTAGTAGTATGCCCAAAGTATGCTTCGTTGTTAATACCACCAACTGCCACTTTCCATGTGGTGTTTCTTTTTAATGCACCAACTTCTAATACTATTATGGGTTTGCCTTGTTTTGTAAAATGATCCCACACTGCTTTGTTTTTAGCCATTCTGCCGTACCAAAGCACACTCCATATAACTGCCACATCGGCATTTAAATCATTGTCGTGAGCAGTATGTCCTAAGTGCGTTATACCCTGTTCAAATGCTGAAAATACTGGGACAGAGTTTAATGCACCGTGTTGTTTAAATAAACCAAAGATCATTTGTCGTCCATAAATAACTACATATTTAACTGTACAGAGGTAAGCCTTGAGAAAATTCACAGCAGTCACAACATTTAATCAAAACGGATTAGATGCATACGCTAGGCGGTTCATTAATAGTTTTGCTATTAACATGCCTATACAACTTATGGCCTATGCCGAAGATTGTACCCCTGAACTATCCAATAATGTAGAGCAGTTTGATCTAGCAAAGGAAAGTCCTGAACTAGTTGCATTTAAAATTAAATGGGCCAATGAGCCCAAAGCCAACGGTGATGTTACTAGTGATCCCGTTAGGTCCAAGAGAAAAGATGTAGGGAAAGGATTCAAATGGGACGCAATTAGATTTAGTCATAAAGTATATGCTATATTTGCAGCCGCAAAAAGAACTGATGCAGATGTACTAATATGGATGGATGCTGACATATTTTGTCACACTGCAATGCCTATAGAGTTTTTAGATGCATTTATTCCTGAAGATAAAGATATTTGTTTTCTTGGTCGCAAGGATAAGTTTAGCGAATGTGGATTTTATTCATTAAATTTAAAATCTAAGAACACACAGAATTTTTTAAAAAGATTTCAAGAATTTTATGATGATGCTGACAACGGTATCTTTACTTTAGATGAGTGGCACGACAGTTTTGTTTTTGATGCCGTAAGAAACACTATGAAATTAAATGAACTTGATTGGAGTTCTGATTTGATTACTGGTGAAGGACATCCGTTTATCAATACTGATTTAGGCAAGTATCTAGATCATCTTAAAGGTAAAAGAAAAGAACACGGCAAAAGTTTAGCATTAGATTTAAAAATAAAAAGAGAAGAGAGTTACTGGCAATGAAACAATCACATAATTTTTGGTTTCCCAATTATGACGATCATTTTCCTAGACTACTTGATAAAAGTGTAAGAAATGACGGAGTCGCAAGATATCAATGGCGGGCTAGAGACGCCGCAATCAATGCATGCGAACAACATAGAGTTTGTATTGATATTGGTGCAAATGTAGGCATGTGGTCTTGCGATTTAATTAAATCATTTGAAAATGTTATTGCATTTGAACCTGTTGCAGAGTTTATAGAATGTTATAAAATGAATGTGCAAGGATCTAATTATATCATGCATCAAATGGCACTAGGTAGAGAAGAATCGTTCATTGAGATGAATATTGTGAAAGGTAATACGGGACATAGTCATATCAATCCCACATCATTAGGCACTGGAACAATTCCTTTAAAAACATTAGACAGTTTTAATTTAATAAATGTTGATATGATTAAAATTGATGTTGAAGGGTTTGAAGAAGAAATACTTGCTGGTGCAATGAACACTATTAAAATAAACAAACCTGTATTGGTTATTGAACAACAAAAACATGAATATAAAAATGATATAGATGAAAAACCCGCTATTGCAATTTTAGAAGGTTGGGGCTATAAAGTAATAGAACAATTTAACAAAGATTGGATACTCAAATGGACAAATTAAAAATTAGATTCTTTAGTGATGCATATAAGCCAAAAAGGGCTAGCCATCGATTACGTGGTGAAGTTACTTGTCAGGCATTGGCTGACCAAGGTTACGATGCTAAAATCTTAACCAACGACTGGAGCGAGGTTGATGCAAACACCATTGTGATATTTTTAAAACGTAGTCAAGTTCACAGTATGCAACGTGCCAAAGATCTTGGTGCAAAAACAATTTACGATCTTTGTGATAATAAATTTGAAGAAAAAGAAGAATATGAACCTTGCTGTCAACTGGCTGATCTAGTTTCTGTAAACAGCGAAAACATGGGCATAAGTGTTAAGCATCATACTGGCCGTGATTATGTTGTAATGCCAGATCCTTATGAACGACCAATCTTAAAACCTAAATTTAATCCCAACAGTCAACTTGAACTATTGTGGTTTGGAAGCCAGTCTAGTTTTGCATTTCTACCCATTGTTGAAGTGTGGCAGAGATTAGAACAGGATATAATAGATTATCGGTATTCTATGATTAGTTCAAAAACTGATAGAGTCTTAAGCAAAATGAAAAAACGGCAAGATAAAGGTTCGGTTACTGGTATCAACCTTGATAAAATTAATTTAGAAATATGGACTTGGGAAAGACAAGGACAGTTATTAGAATCCTGTGACATTGTCCTTATGCCAGTGCAAACAGAAAATCCTAGAACTGATACCAAAAGCGCAAATCGATTAATTGATAGTTTAATATCTGGACGTTTTGTTATTACTACACCGTTACACAGTTATTTAGATTTTGAACCATTCACTTGGCAGGGTGATTATATTGAAGGTATCAAGTGGGCTAGAGCAAATCCTGAAAAAGTATTAGAGATGATTACAGCTGGACAACACTATGTAGAAGAAAACTATTCAGCACGAGTGTTATCTAAAAGATTTATAGAAGAAGTCAAACATCAATTAGGAATGTAATATGGGAAGTCCAAATGATTTAATATACATTAAAACAACGTATCCAACGGCAAATGGACCTGTACTTGAGATAGGTTGCAAATACAACGATACTGGATTTAAAAAGTTTTTTAAAAATCAGGGAATTGAATACGTAGGTACTGATATTGAAGAATCAGGGCCAATTGATCCATTCAAACCAGATAAAGGACAAGTTGATGTTGTATGTGATCTTACTGCATCCGAAAATCCCTTACCAAAAAATCATTTTGATCTTGTGATATGTTGTAGTGTAATGGAACACGTACCGAATCCTTGGGTCATGGCTGAAAAAATATCAGAGCTAGTAAAGCCTGGCGGAAAATTATATATTGCAGTTCCGTGGGTTTGGAAATATCACGGATACCCCAAAGACTATTATAGGTTTACACATACTGCTATAGAATATCTATATCCAAATTTTACATGGGGCAATTTTGCTTGGTCAAGCACCTCTGAAGGTGATATTCAATGGCAAGACATGGATCGAATTAATGAACGTAAAATGATAATTGCTGATCATTCTCCTGACGGGAAAAAAACTGCCAAATATATTAAATATTTGTCTATCAATATGCTCGGAACTAAAAATGCTTAATGAAAAAATACAAGAAAAAATCAAAAATAATTTGCCAGTCAAATTGCACCTTGGATGCGGGCCAGTTATGCTTGACGGTTACATTAATGTCGACGGAAGTCAGGCAACTCCGGAAGTGTGTGTTCAAGATATTACCGGAACATTCCCAATCCCAGATAATACAGTTGATGAAATAATATCTATTCATGTGATTGAACATATTTCAAGAAAAGATATCCCAAAGATGTTTAAAGAATGGTTGCGCATTCTTAAACCAGGAGGACGAGTGGTAACCGAATGGCCAGACACGCTAAAGGCATGCAGAGAAATTGTAAACAATCCAAAAATTTTAACATCAAAAGATCGAAAAGATATGAAACGCACCTTATTTGTATTTTTTTATGATGATTTAAAATACGACCATCCATCTATGATTCATCGCTGGGGATATAGTGTAGAAAGTTTAGGTCAGACATTTGTAGAAAATGGATTTTCAGAATGGACTTCGGAGGCAAATCAATTTGCAAAATCACCCAATGACAGTAGAATTGTTGCTATGAAATGAGAAAATACCATGAAATATTTTGATCCAGAAAAGTTTAATAAATTGGCCGAAGAACGTCACAATGAATACGTAGATGCTTCGCCGTTTGCCCATATAGTGTTATTTGATTTGTTTGATAATAATATATTACAAAAAATGCACGATGAATTTCCTGCTATGGAAAAACATATGGCAGGTAAAAATAATAGAACTACATTACAAAAATTAAGTTTTAGACAGCCCGAAAAATTAGGTTTATTTGAACCAACTACTCAAGAATTTAGTCAAGAACTTAATAGTAAAGAATTTTGTGTATTTTTAGAAAAATTAACTGGCATTGAAAATCTACAATCGGATCCGCATTTAGAAGGAGGTGGCCCTCACGAAATTCGTCGAGGCGGTTTTTTAAAAATGCATGTAGATTTTAATATACATCCTATAACAAGTTTAGATAGACGAATTAATGTATTAATATATTTGAATGATGATTGGCAGGATGATTACGGTGGAAATTTAGATTTGTGGGACACCGAAATGGGGGGACTTAAAAAATCAATTCCGCCGAGAAAAAATACAACTGTAATTTTTAATACTACAAATCATTCTTGGCACGGACACCCTGATCCTTTAACTTGCCCTGATAATAGGGTAAGAAGAAGTCTTGCATTTTATTATTATACAACGCCCGTTGCTGGCGTACGAAGAAAAGGTCATTCGACTATATATAAGGCAAGGCAACAAGACAA